TCAACTACTATATTAGTGTCAGATGCTGAACCACCATTTGGTACTATGTTAACACTTATTGTTACTGTTGCACCACCATAGTTTGTAAAAGACAACCACGTAATTGCACTGTTGTTTGTCGATGTGTATACTGTTGTTGCTGAGTCTGCAACTAATGTCGATGTTATTGCCATTTTTATTTCCCTAAAATATAATGCCGAATACTACGGCTTTCGATTTACTTACTAGTTCATCTGCTGTTGTTGTGTCTGTTACTGTGTATAATCCTGTTCCGCCCGATCCAGCTACCTTAGAATAAACTGTAGTATATCCTGATTGTCCTGTTGGATCACTGCCTTCATTTTGTAATCTTACTGCTGATCCATCAACATGTAAGATGCCTGTTCCGTCTGGGGCAATAACAACATTTCCATTGCTTGCTGATACAATACTTTGACTGTTAACATCTAAAGAGCCGCCTAGTTGTGGTGTAGTATCTTCTACAATATTCTCTAGACCTAGTCCGCCTGCTGATGAAGCAATAGGAGTTAAACTTCCTGAACCGTTATCAATTGACCATTTATCATTTGACTCGTCATACACTATCCTAGAATTAGTAGAACTGCCTCTATCTACTTCAAGTCCGGATGTTCCGCCTGTGACTCCTGCGCCTGCTTCGCCTTTATTTAAAACAATAACACGATCTTGTATATCTGTATCTTGAGAGTTAACTGTTGTTTGTGTGCCACTAACTGTTAAGTTTCCTGTAACTGTAACAGCACTAGAAGATATAGTAACAACGTCACTGGCACCTAGTGTAGTGATATCATAATTACCATTTATTCGTTTATGTGTACTCATTTACTTTTCCTATTATAGCTTATTTATCTTTAACTTAAACTCGTCCATCATAATATTCACTATATTGTTGTTAGTGAAATCAACATCTGAAGAACTTTGATCTTTAACTCTAAAAAATGTTACTTTAGGAAATGCTTTTGATATTTCATTAACTTGATAAATCCAATTACCTGCATATGTTGGTTTATCTGTGCTCTTTCTGTAAAACTCTGTGTCAGCATAAACATTATTAAACTTATCGTCTGTTGACCCAAAATCAAATCCTAACAAAAATACATGTGTTGCTCCGTCTATACAAGCTCTAGATATTGCAACAGGTCCAGAACTATTACCGTAATACGGTCGTTCTATTTTTAATGCGTTTGATCCTTGTATAGGTCGACGTGTCCAAAACTTAATTTTTTTGTCTATGCCTTCTTCTTGAATTTTATTTGCAATTAGTCTATCAGTTGCTACTAAAACATGAGGCATGAATTCTCTATAGATAGCATTGCATCCGTACACTAATCCTTTATTTTTTAGCTCGTTAGGATCTACGGCTAATCTACTTTTTCCATTTCCTAATACAAATGATATTGTCATAAAAAAATCCTCTCAGTGTATTTACTAAGAGGATTCCTGTAGCTTTAAAAATATTAATTTTTAGATAGCTGTTAAACGTAACATGGATTCAGCTGAATCATCTTCTACTGCCCATGAATAAACTACACCAGCATAGTCAACTGCTCTGTGTGCTGTAATTTTTTGAATCGCTTTTGCTTCGCCTCCAGTAGTCAATCCAACAATCGACATTTCACCGTCGTCATGTGCTGTGATTTTATTAACTAAAGTGCATTCGCCTTGTACAGTATTGCCGTCGTTTGATACTTTGAATGTTTTAGATCCTTTTTGTGATAGAATATATCCTTCAAAATCTGTCCCATCAATATCCGCTCTAATCGGAATTGTTGGAGCCGCATCAACACCTGTTGGTCCTAAAAATAACTTATCTATTGGTCTACCCATTTTATATTTCTCCTTATAGAAGTCCAATGTGGGTTCTATCCACTACGCTGGTATGGTTAAACAGCATAAACTAACCGCCCTATGCAATTAGCAATAGTATTTATCGTTATATTGTTGAAACACAAGTTCAGCGTACTCTTTATGCCATTTGTCGCCTGGATGACTTCCGTCTCTTGCTGTAGTATCGGGGTTAATGCCAAAGTCTGTGTATTCGCCTGGGCCGTGTACTAAAGGAATATTTCTAACTAGACAAATCTGTTTTAATAAAATTATATTTTTTTGAAAATTATGATATGCCCAATTTGGGTTTTCTAGTAGTTTAGGATATTCTGCTGTGTCTAATTGATAGTCTGTTAACCAGTGCTTGTCTTTAGGTAATTCAATTCTAGACTCTGCTGGCCAACACACTGCTACCAAGTTAGGTTTTAATATGTCTATAGTCTTGTATATTGAACGCACAACATAGTCTGGGCTCGTACTACTCTGTGCTAGGTTCCAAACTGTTGTAGGCTGGTTAAAATGTGTCTTAAGCTGTTGTGTCCATGTGTTCTCATACTTAACACCTATGCCCACTGTTAGACTACATCCTGATGTTAATATGTTAAAGTCTGTGCGTTGATTAAAACTATCTGATCTAAATCCGTGTTCGTTAAATTGGTAAGTTATCTCATCTTGATTACTAGCATTTTCTGGCGTGTCTGTGTCTACCCAATCATAAGTTTCGTTAGGCGGATACTTGCTCAAAAACAATTCTTGTTTCCATGCATCAGCGTAGGAGCTCTTAAAGTTCTCAAATGGTAATCTATTGTTCATTTAGTTTTTTCTTTATTTCGTTGATCACATCAATGATAAAATTAGAGGATTCGCACATTTCTTTATTATGTCTAGTTACTGTGTCCATCTCTTTAATATAATTTATCTTAGTTTCTGTTGACAAGTTATTAAACGACTCTAACGACTCAACTATTGCTTGTATTCTTTTATCAGGATCCTCAATGGTGTCGTATTCTTCACTCCACCAATCACTAAAGGTTTTAAATCCTATAGAATGTAGTGCTTGTAAGTATCCTGGTGCGGCAAATATGAGAAATGGTTTTTCTGCTACTAAGGGTTTGCTTATTTTTTCAGACATAATGTAACCTTGATATTCAGTTTCAGTTTCAGCAACCAAAGACACATAAGTGGAATTATATACTCGTTGTGGTATAACTTGACTGAGGTAATTTAGTTGACCAAATCCACAATTTTCTACAGGAATCATTGTTTCAAACCTATTTTTCTGTATTGCTTTACTTAAAAAATCTTGATTATCTAATTTGTTTAATGCTGGTGATCTATATTCTGGTCTTTTTTCTTTTGTGTTATCTCGAGCGTGTAGACTAACTAGGCAATTTTTTAATAGTTCTTTTTTGTTTAACTCATCAACTATATTGTTTCTGTGGTTGTATCCGTCTTTGCTCATACCACCTAATAGGGCATCAGCTAGAAAATCTTTCTTGCCAATAGTATGAGTAAATCCCTTATTGATGCTTAAAGTCCCTTTTAGCCAACTTGGATAAAACCTAGTAGGAAAAGGCCAAGTCTGATTGTCAATTTCAGTTACTAGAAATATGTTGTTTGGTCTCATTTTTCTAATAGTGTTCCAGGCTCCGTTTATGGCTTGTTGTCTATCGGGCTCTGAATTAATGAATACCGTTAGTATATCTGATTCCTTCATACTATCATTTTCGCAAGGTTGTATGTCAACTTCATGTTCTTCCCAATACTCTACACGAACAAATTCATCAGACATCGCAAACAGTTCAGGTAATAGATCAAACTCATCATTAACTCTTATCATAATCTTTCCATTATTTTACAACGAGCAGTCTCAGTTTGATCTTTTAAAAATTTTTCTGATGATACCAGTTGTCGATTATGTTCTATCATGCTTTTGTTTTTTTGATAGATATCATCAACACTGTCATATTTCAACATATCGACTATAGCATCTAACTTTCTGTCAGCGTCTGTAATCTTATCAATGTCTAATACTTCAATTCCAGCTTTTGTTAGATATTCTGTGTTAGTAATAGGGCCCCAGGTTAGTGATAAACAGCCTAACAGTAATGGTCTCCAAGTTTTTTCTGATATGAGTGATTCTTGATCTGGAGCGCCTGTCTCTCCAATCACATGTATTTTAGCATTATAAGCAGGATGAACTATGTGCTTATTGATAGATTGTTGCTGTTGCCCAAGTTCTGTGCGAAAGTCAACAAAGCTGTCATCACTAGCCCAAGGTACGCCAGCTGTGTTATCTCTTTTGCCCTTTGGTACTGTGTTTGAGTAGTTTTCTAATCCGTAATTGTTGATAACAACAACATCGTCTTTGGTAACATATTTTTTAATCCTGATAGCTAACTCTAACCTATGATATCTTACTGTGCCCGAAAGATAACTAAATCTATATTTCTTTTCAGGTATTTTGTTATGTTTTAATTCAAGTTGATTTTGATATAGAAAACACGGAATATCGTTTGGTTCTAATATTACATACATTGATGGATCTACGGCTTTACTGATTCCGTCCTTCCAGAGATCAATATTTTTAAAATAGTTTTTATCCCAACACAATACTGGTAGCTTGTTTGTTTCTTGACGACATTGATCTATTACTTCAACAAGTTTTTCAATATCAACATCGTGCCCTGGGTAAAAAGTGTCTTCATTAATGAAGGCTAGACCATCCGTTGGAATGCCTACAGCATCAAGTTCGTATTTGTGATTGAAGTGATATGGCTGGTTTTCATCTCTCCAGTACCCTGATGTTAGCTTATCTTCCATACGTTTACTTATTATCTAGAAATATAAGTCAAAAAAAAGCACTCCAAAGAGTGCTTTTTAATTTTGTGTAGTACAATGTCTACATCATAACATAAGTTAAACTTATGAGAATGATAAGTTAGCCATTGAAATCTCACCAAGGTAGTCACCTGCGTTACCAAATGATGATGCTGTATTTGATAATTCAACGTAACCGTATCTTGTTAAGAATGAAACTACTGGTTCAAATGTTGATGGATCTAATACAACACCTGAGCTCATTAATGGAACGTATGGGCAATAGAACGCCGCCGCATCTGATTCGCTTGAACCTTTATAACCTACTAGTACTGCTGTAGTGTCTGAAGCATATGAATCAACATAAACTTTCATAGCACCGTTTAGAGTACCTACAAACTTAGTGTTTGTTGGAGCTTCAAAAGTACCTTCTGTACTACGAGCAAAAGCTGAAGTAGTTGCAGATTGTAGTACTGTTAATGCCGCTGGTGATACAACTGCCCAGTTACCTGCGCCACGTCTTGTACGTTGTGCGATTTTGTTAGCTGTTCTGTTAATAAGAACTGCTAGTGCCGCATGCTCGTCACCAACGAATGTTGCTGTACCTGATACTGTAGCTTGGTTATAAGCTTCTTCTGTTGCCGCTAATGCTCTAAGTGAACCTAGAACTTCTTGGTCGATCTCAGCAGTAATTTCTTGTGCTAGTGCCGCCATGATTTCAGCTTCAACGTCAATACCGTGCATTGCTTGAGCATCTTGAGCCGCTTCAAACGTCCAACGTGCTTGCAATTTACGTGTTTTTGCTTCAACAGCTTGTTTTAGAATTTGTACAGAAATCTTACGACCACCGTCACCTTCTAAAGCTGATGTTGCCGCCGCATCCCCAGCAGTTCCGTCACCGGAATAAGCAGTAGCAATTTTAAATGGTGATAGTGCTTCGTCACCTGCTACTACGTCGTTTGCTGTACCTGTTGCGTTATTTGTTTCAGCATATCTTACACGTAATGTGTGAATTTGTCCAACTGGACCAGTCATTGGTTGTACACCAACTAATTCGTTAGCAATAACTGTTGGCATTACTCGTCTGATAACAGGTAGAATAACACGGTTAAGTGTTGCTACGTTACCAGCTGTTGTAGTACCTGTTGCTGATGCTTCTGCTAAGTGCTTCTTAGTGTTTTCTAAGATAACACTCATTGAATTGCGTTTAGAGCCCTGTAGACCTTCTAACAATGCGTCTTTGGTCTCACCCCAACGGCTTTCAAGTAGTTCGTTTGACATGATTTTCTCCTAATGTCTATACTTATAGTCCTGCCAATTTGCGTAAGTCAATAACTTGTGGGTTATCTTCTTTTGCTTCAACTGGCACGGCTTTATCCCCAGTAACTTCCTTAACAGATTCTGTAAGCGTTGTTTTTTTAGACTTCACTACATTCTCGTTAAGCACCGCTGGGAGATACTTGTTAAAAGTGGCATCTAATTTCTTAGTTTGCACACTTTCTAATAAATTTCGCATAACTTCTGCTTTTTCGTCGTTTAACGGACTTAAAAGCTCATCTAATTTTGCTGTACGCTCATTAGACTCTTTAATTACACGAACTTCTTGTTCTTTTGACTCAACCAACTTGTTAGTTTCGTCGAGTGCTTTGGTTGCTTCTTCTAATTGCTGATCTTTTTGCTCAATAGTTGACATTAACTTGCGAATTTCAGCATTCTCATTTAAATGAGTACCTGCAAATTCACTTGCGAATGTTTCAAATATTTTACGTCCAAAGCTGTTCTCACGAGCAACTTTGATATCTTCTTGCAATTGAGAAAGTTCTGCTTTCAAATGCTTGGCAACTGCATTAGTCATTTTCTCGCTTGATTCTGTAACAAACTTAGTTTTAAGTTGTTCTAGTTTTTCACGAGCCTCTGCTACAAGTTTAACTTTAGTTTCTACAACGTCTTGTTTATCTTGTGCAAATTCTTTAATTTCTTCTGCTAATGCTTTAACTACAAACTGTTCTAATTTTTCAACTGTTTCAGTTTGTACTTTTCTGTCTTGTCTAAGATCTTTAATTTCTTCCGCTAATTTAGTAACCATAAAGTCATTAAATTTGTTAGCGTTTTCTTTCATTGATGCATTAAACTTAACACGGTCTTCTGCTAACTGAGCTTTTTCAGCTTTCACATCTTCAAGTTCAGTAGTTAGACCTTCTGTTACCATGCGATCGATCGCTTCAACCATATTACTTTTATCGTGTTCATAACGTTGTGCAAATTCCTCACGGAGCTCTGCACGAACCTGATCTTTGGTTTCTTCTAGTTTAGTTTCCCAAGCTTCTTGGATTTCTGTTCTAGTTTCTTCATTGATCAGATCGCTATCTAGCAATGGTTTAATTACGTCTAGCATGCGATTCTCCTATAACTTGAGATCTTTGATCAGCTTTGTTACTTCGCTTTTCAAATATCTCTGTAATTTCGTATCACTTCCTGCACTTTTAAGATTTTCCAAAACTCTATGTCCGCCATTCATGTTAATGAGACCTTCATAGATTGCTGTTGGATAAGCATTTGGTGCACTTGGTTGCGATACTATGTCGACAGTGATAATTTCAAAATCACTGACGTGTCCTGAGCCTTCGGAAACGTTGCCACTTCCTCGACTAGAAACTCCTAATTTAACACCTGAACCTAACATAGTTTCTACTAGTTTGCCCATTGGTGTCGGTAAAATTTTCAATTTACCATGACCGTTTGGACCATCCATCCACATTTCTGTGATCATATGGCTTACACGATCTAAATTAATCTTTAAATCATCTGGGTGATCAACTTCGCCTAGAACTGAATATCCGCCTTTAACTTGTTCATTTAAGCTTTCTACAGCGTTTTGAATTTCGTCTACCGGATATACACGTTCGTTAGCATTCTTGACACCACCCTGGATACAAATACCTTTCATAAAAAGGTCTTTACCATCTTCTGAGCTTTCAGTGACAATATTAGCCGCTGTAAAGTTTAGATGTTCTCTTAGGTATGTTGTCATTCTTTTAGTTAATCCCTATTATACTTTTTTAAGATCAGGCTCAGTAGTTCCGCCTAAATCTTGTGCTTTTGGTGCCGGAGCACTTTTTTCTTCGTCTGTTTTAGCTGGATGAGCATCTGCTAACTTTTCTTTCTTACCACCGTCAGCCGCAACTGGAGATGTTTTGTTATCAGTATG